AGGTGATGGATATTTTCCACCACCTTTAGAATTGTATTATTTAATCTGTTAGGATTAAGATTTTAATTTTGCTTTTGCAGCTGCAAATGAACCTGAAACGAATGCTTTAGGATTGTAAACTGGAATCGCAAATCTTTCTTCTAAACCGATAGTCACTAAACCATCTTCAACATCAGTTGCGTTTTGGTTATAGAAATTGATTGAAAGACCTTCACGTTGTTTAATCTCTGCTGCTAATTTCCAATCTGCTACTAAGAAGTCACCTTCTGCGATACAAGTAGATTCAACAACTGGAACACCTGCAACGCTCATATTTCCACTTGGAAATAAATAACCACCTTGTGCATCTTTAGCTAATTCTAATCTTGCTTTATCAGTTGGAGAAATTAAAATTCCCGTTGCCGAATAGTTTTCTTTAGCTACCATTTGTACCGCAACTCTTAAAACATCATATTCGTTCGCAGTAAAGCCAGTACCGAAAGTTAAAGTTGTACCTGAAAATGGTTGTGCTGACGGTTTAAGGATATCTAAGATTAATTTATCTTCAACCTCTTTTAATTTTGCTGGCGCACGATTAGCTATGTATGAACTAATTCCATCTACGTCTGCTAATGCCTCTTTAGTTACCTTCAAGAAAGTACCAACGGTTTTAACATTCGCTACAGTCGCAACTAAATCAAAACCTGATTGAGGGCGTTTTGAACCTTCTGTAGTCGTACCGGTGAATGAAGTCCAAGATTGTTCTTGCACATAATTAACTGCATTTTGTGAGGTTGCACCAATCGACATTAAATCTCTTACATTGATTTTGCGATTAGCATAGTTTGAAATTCCACTGATTTGTTCTGGTGCAATTGCAGGTGTCATTGTTGCCTTGACAGTAAACTTGTAACCTTTTGCTAATAAATCTTCGTTAGTTGAACTTAAAGTGTTTTTCAACTCTGATTTGAAGTCTAATGCAGATGTTGCTAAGTCAATTTGTTTAACTGATAATCGGTCATATTGCGCTTGTAATGCATCCAATTTACCTTGTAAATCACTTTTCACTTCTGTGATTTCATTTTTAAATTCACCTTTTGTTAATTCATTTGCTTTGGTGATATCATTTTTGATTTCTTTACCGAAATCTTCAAATTCTTTAATTTCCATTTATTTTAAAATGTATTATGCTGCTTTATAGCCTTGCATAAAGGCTTTAATTAATTTCTCATTGTTCGCTTTCTTAGCCTGCACTACTTCTTCATCTGTCGGGTGTGTAGCTTCCTGACTGTTTTCCAACGGGTCGGGTGCATCAACTGACTTTGTCGATAAATCGATAAAAGTGGCTTTAAGCTGATTGAGATATATAGATAATAGAGCAGTTGTTTCTGGCGACATGTCGCCTTTCAACATCTTTTCTACTTTTTCAAATTGTTCTGTTATTGATTCTGGATTTTCGAATTGACTTTTGAATCCAAGGAATGGGGTATTGGAATTTGCACCAAAGGTTACTGTTGAGAATTCAAATAATTTGACTTCCTGAATTTCGTTGTAGTTTCCTCTATTTGTAGATTTAATTGTTCGAAATCCGATTGAATGTTCGTTTAAAACGCCTTCACGATAAAGATTTAACACATCATTACCAAGTTGAGTGTTAGCTATTTTAGATTCAAAATATAACCCCTCATCAATCTCTTTTAGAACCGTAGGACGTGCTAAAACTTGATTGATATTGTGCTGGTATAAATGAAATATTCGAGGTTGAATAGAATCTACACCATTTTCCAATAAAGTCTTTGTAAATGCTCCCTTGACTATTAAATCACCATCGCTATCAACGTTACCGAAACGAGCAGCTAAACCACTAACAGTTCTACTTTCAACGTCAACATTAATATCAGTATTAAAATTCTTTGTGCTGTAATTCCTAACCATTTAATCCTTTCAGATAAATAGTTGCCTACACCATAAAATGAGGGTTCGGATTTAATTTTTATTAAAGTTATATTTGGTTATGGAAAAGGATTTGAATTACTATCTCAATTTGTTATCACACCCGATAATTGGCTTTACCAATGATTTACGCTTTGATTTTGCAGTATTAGAAAATGAGGAAAGGGGGAAATTTGTTTTAACTGATACTAAAAGCGAAAAATCTTATAACGGTATATATTGGGTGAGGCTATACGATGATAAATGTAATCTTCAAATTAGAATGGAAGATTTCGAGATTCAATTTTCTACAGGTTACACAAAGTTTTTAGATGAACCATTTGAAGAAGTAATTACATTGTTCACTAAGGGTTTAAAGGGATTTAAAGACAGTAATACAGACGGAATAATATAATGTTTCACATCTATTTTACGCAATCACTACCCTCTATTACAGATTGGATTCAAGCAATCGGAGTTATTGTCGCGTCAATTGGTTTGGTCGTAACTCTCTTACTCCAAAGAAAAACTTTAAAGGAGCAACAAAAAATAACGTTAATAGAACAGCAGAATTTTTTGAACAAATACCTACCCCGTTTACAATTAAATTTACTTGGATACAATAAAAAAAAGCAAGCTAGAAATTTAGTTTTTGAAATTGTTATAATAGAAAATCATATTCAAAAAATCTTTTTCGAAAATTATTTTCCTGAATCACATACTATTACTTATCCACATATTGTTCGTGATGTTATTTTACCAGCAGGATTTAAAATGAGGTTCACAATCGACTTTGTGCTTGACCCTGTATTTGAAGAAATTGAAGAGTATACAGGCGATGTAATTAGAATGATTTATGTTGATGAGTTAGGAAATTCATACTATCAAAATATTATTTATAAAGGTGGTAATAATATTTTTTTAGAACCAGCAAAACGATTAAAAGGAAAACCATTTTAAATCATTTCCCTAGGCTCACCTTCAACTGGTGGCTCAAACTCGTTGCCATTGCGGTCAATATATATAATATCTGAATCAATTTCTTCTGGATATAATTGTATCCCTGCATCAAGTAATTCTTGCTTTGTAAGTGGTTTATCTTTAGGTGTCATAATTTAAATTTTAGTCATTCTAAAAAGTTTGTTGAAAAACTCTTTAATGTAAATAGGTAAGTCGGGGTCGTTATTTCTATACATTACAAAAGTTTCACTAAAAAACTCCTTATTGTTACTTGCTCCATAAGCTGATATCTTATAAATATCGCCATTAGTTTGAGCCAATTTGTAAAGTTGGATATGTTCAGAGTTCAATTCACGTGCCATCTGCGTATAACCTGCTGTACTACGTCTAATGTTATTTAAAGCCATATCACCATTCAGCCCACCGATAAATTGGTCGTGTAAAACGTGTCCGTATTCGTGCAAAATGGTTGATTCTAAATATTTTTCTTTGTTGTATTTAACTGTCCATCGAGAATATTTTAATTGATTTTCAAGTCTGGCTTGTTCCATTTTCCATGCAAACCTTTTTGTTTTTTCATAGTTCGTTTTTGCTATATCAATGTTTCTGGCAATTCTGCCTTTGAAATCATCAACATTTTTTAGGTAATTATTAAAGATAACCTTTTCACTTTTCCAATATGCATGTTTAATGTTCAAAGTTTTAAAGTTTGCGCTCATTAGCGCACCTTTTTGTGCATTGTTCCCAATCGTTGCTAACGCATCGAAATTATATTCACGTTTTAAATCAAATAATACTCGGTTTATCTCATTTGCTACTTTCACATCCTTTGTGAATGAATAATTAACAGAATTTCCGAAACCTCTTTCAATAGCGTATTTGGTAGCTTCTTCAATAGTTGCAGCAGGGTTAAATGTATAGATATCACTGAAATCAAGTGGTATCGGTTTCGAAAAGTCCAGAATCTGCTGTACTGGTTTAGGTTTTTCAATTACTGGCTTAATCGGTTTTACAGGTTTCGGTTTAACACCTCGTTGAATAACTGAACTGGCTGGTAAAAAAGAAATGATACAACGACAATTAACTATCTCGGATGAGCCGGCACCGTGACTGCCATCGCACGGGTGAGCCATTTCATTATCACCAACTTTAAATAGAGAATCAATAGGAATCGGTTCTGAATCAACCATTGCAGCGTGGGTATCTCTGGTTTTACCATCAACCTTTCTAGCTATCCATTTTTTGTAAAGGACTAATCCAGAACTTTTTGCTGCAAACGTTGCGCCTTTATTCGAACCCACTGCATTCTCAGTTCTGGCTATTGTTAAAGCACGCTGTTTAGTTTTAATTGCATCAGCTTCTTGTAAGATTAAGGAAGCAACTTTCTTGTGGCTTAACTTTTATTCAACTCCACG